ACCTAATATACTATTACACCTTTTGGCTTTATATTCTACTAACTCTCTTTGCTTCACGGAGTGTGTTACTCTAAATGTACCTGTATTTGCTTTTAGCTTTCGGTGATTTAAACTAATACTGCCGTCTCCTAAAACAAGTGAAATTAGAAAAGCTTTTTCATCTTTTGTCATACTTATACTCCTCACATATTAGTGGGATTTTATAACTACCGTTCTGTAGTCGTTGAACCTTCTGCAAATAGCAGCTTGGCTGCTGATTCCCATCACAGGGTTCCAGCAATTCACATAGTTTAATCGAAAGGGTCTCCCCTTAAGTGACCTATTAGGTTAAGTCAGTATTAGCAATCTCATTAAATGCAGTCACTTCATAGAAGTTCCTCAACATCTTGCGGCTGAACAACAACGGTGTAAATTTAGAAGTGCTGTCAGAAGCATAAGTTGCATATCCAGCAGCACGAGCGGGTCCATTAGCCATTTTGTTTCTCCATTAAATTATAAATGGCTAGATATACTTGTTATCGGATTCTTCCTTCCACATAAGCTTTAGTAATTCTAGCCTCAATTTCGTTAGCTTCTTTTTGTCTATTTTTATACACACCCCTGGCTATATCATTAAAGAAATCCTCTACCTGCCTCGCTGTGAAAGTTTCTTCAGCCTTGACAGTATTCGTATTACTTGCTGATGCAGATCCTGTAGGTGTAATATTTTCCTCTAGCCTTTCTTTTTTACTTCGTGGTAATGCCCTCTTGAATTCTATGAAGAAGTCTGCAACCCTTTCAGCATCAAGAAATTCTTCAGCTCTCCTAAAGACATCTACTTTCTTCTCTCCTGTATACTCGTCATAGCCTTCCATAAACTGAGCAAACTTAGGGTCCTTATCAATACTCTGATAATCAGGAACAAACTTACTTAAGTCCATAAGAAAACTATTATAAGCTGAAGCCCTTCTAGCTTCTGCAAGCCTTCGTTGCTCAGCTACTTTATCTGCTTTCAGACGATTGATCTCTTCTTTAAGCGGAGTAACAGATGCCTCTACAGCTTTCTGTGAGGCTCTCTTAACAATATCTACTGCTTCTTCCCCGATAGAATCTGTATCTTCTTCAGTAATAATTCCCTGAAAGATATCAGTATTACTATTCATAAGGTTAGATAGCTTAACTGAAAGATCATCAATCTTCTCTTCAGACTCTCGAAGTCTAGTAAAGAGATTTACATTTTCTTTCCTCAGTGTAGATATAGTCTTATCGGTAGATGCTTTATAACTCTTGAAGCGTTGCTTCCAAGATACACGCTGCTTCTCTGGTTCTTTCTCTTGTTCTTCCTGCTGGATTACCTTAGTAGCATCAGGAAAATCTATAGGCCCTGTAGTCTCATCTTCTTCTACAAAACTATCATCAGGGTCAAGATTAAGATTACTAGTGGACTCTTCCGTGGATTCACTAGGACCAAACATTTCTTTCTCAAGTTCTGCTTCTTCTTGCAACAGTTTTTCAAGTGACATTGTGTTCTCCAGTACTCTTTCAGCAGGGGCACTACAGACCTATAAGGCGATTGCGTGGTTGCTTACTTAAGTAGATTGAAGGTTTATGCTAGGAGTTCTAGCAGTTCTTTAATAAAACTTCCTTTCCCTTTCAGTACATTGTCATACTCAGGACCATCCCTTCTATACGACAAGAGTTGGTTCTTTATCTCTTCAAGCTCGGTGGAGAGTACATTCTTCAAGAAAGGTACATCTCCAGAGCTAATACGTCTCTTTTCTTCTTGATTGAGTTTCATTGAATATTGGATTTGTCTCCAGTTTGAACACTAAGAGCTATAGATTTGTCTACATTATGAGACTTATTACTTTCTATCATTTGTTGCTTCTGTAGTGATGCAGTCTCTTTAGATACCTGATTCTCTCTTTCGAGTTGCATCTCGATAGCTTTAAGTTGCAACTCTTCAGCTTTAGCTTGAGCCTTCTGTTGAAGCTCTGCAGCCTTAAGTTCTTGAGTCTGCTGATGCATTGCCATCTGACCTTCAATCTGAAGCTGAGTAGCTTGCAGACCTGTCTGACTCTTCTGCTGTTCAATCTGTATTTGCTGCTGTGACTGCTGAGCTTGCTGGGCCTGAAACTCTTCTTGTTTCTTTCTAAGTTCTATTCTACTTGGAATGATATCAGCACCAAGTCCAAGAGTCTTAGCCATCTCTCTAAGGATATCAGCGACTCCTTCCATCCCTACAATACTAAGATAATTAGGATTAGCAAGAATCTGAAGGAACTCATTCCTTCGCATCTCACTAGCACCCTTAAGGGTAAGGATCTCTGAGCCTTTAGGTACTACATTAACGTCTCCAGTAAACTTAATATTATCATTACTAATAACATTCCAGTAGAACTGGTACTCAATTCTAGGTTTAATAAGTCCAAAGTCTATATTCCTTACAGAATCTTTTATCCCTTTAGCTGCTGAGTCAAGTAACATAGATAACCCAGAAGCTGTCTGAGCTGCTGCCCCAACACGATCATTACCGTAGGCATATCGAGGAATACCAGTAGCATCATCTGCTCTGATCTCAAACTCCTTATAGACTGCTAGCAACTCTTGTGCATTACTTGTAGGTTGCCAGAAGGTTATAGCCCTGCCACCAGCCCCTGAAGGGTCTGATGTAAGTTGCCAAACATGAAAAGGAGTTATATCATCTATCTCGGAGTCATCTGCAAGTCTATCTACATACACCTCTATCTGAGGGCCTGAAGCAACTGCCATATTATTAGCAAGTGCTCTAGCAGTAGCATTGCACATCCTCTGGATATCTCTCATAAGCTCTGGCAGGGATCTTCCCCAAAAAGAACCGGGGATGTTCTGCCAGGATGCTTTATAGTAAGGTCTCCTCAAGAGTGGATCAGAATTAAGTACACACTTAATAACTTCACCACCTGCAAGAATAGCCTCTACTTCAAACTCTCTATCCTCATCAATGCCTATCTTATCTTCTTCAAAACCCCAGTCAGAGAGTAACTTCCACCCTATAGACCCGTGGAAGTGTACACCATGTATGATATTCTTTGAGGCTCTGAAGGTATCTCCACGATACTCTTCAATTACCTTTTCTGATTCTATAGATGAGTCAAGTTCTTCTCCTGTATATCCACTCTTAAAGTCTTCTAAGATCTTTCTAATGTTTTCTTCTTTATAATTAGGAACCCCTATAAGGTTGTACAAAGATTTTCTATCAAATCTGACATGCTCACAAAGATCTCCTTCTTGAATACTAGTTGCATTAGCACTAGGATAGATATCAAGTGGAGATACTCTCTTGTTTAAGAAAACAAAATCTTCAATCTCTTCTACTTCACCATCTTTATAAGTAAGTCTTTTCTTCTTTGAGATTACAGGAGCTTTCATTATAGCTACCTGGAATACACAGAAGTCTTCAATAAACTCAGAGAATGCTTTCTCCCATTCCCCCTCTTGAAGTTGATCAGCTACAATCTTCTCATACTTCTTAACTTCAGTAAGAGCTACCTTGTATATCTCATCTGCTATAGCTTCTTCAATATCTCTTTTAAGTTGATTAACTTCCTGCATCTTCTGTGCAGCATTCATAACAGCAGGTTGATTTGGTTGCTGCTGTTGTTCTCCTTCTACAGGTGCAGGTGTCTCTACAAGCTTATTGATTTGATCTTCTATCTGTGCTCTGATCTCTATTGGTAACTCAGGAACATCTGTAGGGTAGAGACCCCATGCATATTCCTTAGCTGGCATCATAATATCTCTGAGCCATGACATAGCTGCCCTACACTTTGTAGGTGTAAGGTTCATGTAGATCTCAGAGCCGCCAGTCTCTTGTATCCTAGCAAGATCTTCAGGATCATAGTGCCCATTATAAGCTCTGAGAGACTGAAGCATCTTCTCTTCAATACCAGAAGATCTACGAGTATCTTGATTCTCTCTGAAGACTTCCATGATATAAGAAGCTAAAGATGAATACTCTTCTTTCTCTTCTAGATAATCATCAGGATCTTCAATGGCTTTAGCATATAGATCTTCTATTTCTTGCACCTTATCTGCTGGTGCTATAAATACTCCAGGTCTGTCATGGTAACTATCCATTTTATACCCACAAGGTTCTAGTGCGTTTCATAGGTCTCTTAAATGTCCTCTTATGTTTTACATCTCTTATTTGTTCAAAGAAAGTAAAAGATAGAGCATCAGCTATATCAGGGGATGGATATCCCATTTTCTTTATATCTTTCTTAGAGAGAAGTTGAATCTGCATTTTGTTATTATAACCATACTCCATTGAGGTAAGTTGAGATGGTAAGTTAATATCCTTCTCTCTAGTCTCTGATGGTAGATCTGCACTATTCTCTAACCACTCTCTCATCTTCCCCCATAACTGGGATCGAAGATTAGCATATCTCTCGGGTTCTGTAGATTTATTACTGACTACTACATCCTTTATAGGTAACTTAAGGTCCCTACACCTGTCAGCAGTTCCAGCCCCTACCCCTATAGAGTCTATATAGATACCAGCACAATTATGGATTGAGTTAAACTCAGCTACCTTAGTAGCAACCTCCATGGTATCAAGACCCTTATAGAGTTTATAGTCTAACATCTTAGGACCTTGGCGAACTACTAGGGCTGTAAGGTCATCTCCAAATCTAGCTACATCTACTCCCATCACTTTAGGGAACTGATGGTAACTTCTATAATCTAGTTTGTTTCTTAATGCTTCCTCTACCGTGTCTGCTGAGATAAACTGAGATACACCAACCCTAGGGAACTGACCAAGGACTCTAGTCCTGTAGAGGTCACTATCAATCCCATAGGTATCCTCCATCTCTTGTATCCATGCCTTGTTCACTTGCGGACTATCGAAAGCGCTAAAGTAAAGTTTCTTCCAAGAACCTAGTTCCCTATTAAAGATTTCATAGAACCTGCCAGAAGATCTGACAGGGTTAGATACTAAAATAAATCTACCACCAGATCCAGTACTCAAAGTACCTAGTAAAATATCAAAAGCTTCCTCACTTACACCAGAAGCTTCATCACAGATAACAACATAAGATTCACTATGTCCACCCTGTAAGGCTTCCTTCTGCTCTACTGAAGCTGTAACTAAAGATGCAAAATGAACAAATGTCTTAATCTTGTACTCTATCTTCCTCTGAGTTAATTCAAATAAGTCTTGTATCTGAGGGGGGAGCCGTCTAAACCACTTCTCTATCTCAGATCTAAATACACGCTCTAGCGAATTAGAAGTTGGTGCCGTTATAAGAATACGACAATCCGGTAGTATCATAAGATACAGTAAAGTTAACATACACATACAACTAGTCTTTCCACTACCAGTACACGAAGATACTGCTACACGTGCATTAGGGTCTGAAGCTAGCCTTACAAGTTCCTTCTGTTGATTAGTGAGTTCAATATCAAATAAGGACTCTATTCCAAGTACGTGATCTTTACTCCACAGGTCTACTAGTTCTTCAAAATCAGATTGAGTTAATAAAGACATAAGTTACATACTATCCTCTTGTTCTATTAGAGTACCTTTAGCTTCTTTAGCTCTTCTCAAGATCTTATCAATAGCTGAATCTCCATCCAGCCCTGTAATATTCAAGTTATCCTCAAAAGCTCCAACTGTTCGTGCAAGTTGCTCAACACATTTCAATTGTGTCATAGCAGCTCTCTCACCTTCGAGGTTTCTTACTTTCTCCATAATAGATAATAGTTGAGACTGAATGAATCCTTTACCATCTACTATAGTCTTTAGTTTATCTTGTTGTATCTTCTGCAAGTATGCAGCTACATTAGGCTTCCTTTTAAGATAAAATGCTCTAAGGTGCATGGCTTGCTTATATTGTTCTCTA